TCTGTTGGACTTCTGCTGATACATCAAAGCGTGATAGTGTTGACCATACATTACTCATCATTCTTCTCCTTAGGTGCAATGTGTGTACAGGTAAGTGTGCCAGCACGGGAACGTGTGACACGAATCTTGTGGCCGTCTAGGTTGCCGCCAATGTTAAAATCCATTCTGCGACATTTCTCAGGCATTTTCTCTTTGAACATATCTTTGGCTTCATCACCAACCTTAACAGCTTTTTTGGCATCAATAATATTTTGTGCTTCAAAGCTGAACAAATGATTATGTTCGTCTGACCAGTCAGGTAAGTCAGTCATATCCATAGTAAACATGTCTGAGTAATCAGCTGGAGGCATAGCGTCTGGTAGTACATGTGTATCGTCTTTGTACATTTGCCAGAACATACGACACTGGTTGATGTACATGTCACACCAGCTGTTGTCTTTTTGTATCATACGCCACTCTAGGCGACAGCGTACACCAAATAGAGCCACAAGATAACAACGGTCGACACCAGCCACCAACATGTGATGCTGACATTGTGGCGAATAAAAGTCACATAGTTCTTCCATGTCTTTGAAACCAAAATGAGCTTTAATTTCCAATGGAAAAGCATCGCCAACAACACGACCATCAAAGGTAGAATGCATAGGGATGCCGTCAATAAGGATAGTTTTGCCCATTCCCCTTGCATTAACTTTGCGCTTGTTTTGTTCACACCATTTGTCAATGATGTAGGGTTCGAGGTATGAGCCAGTGTCCATGAGCAGTTGGGTTTGCTTTGAAAACTTTGCATGTTCATGTCCACCTTTCTGGTTTGCTAGAGTAATCCACTGTGCAATATCACCTGAGGCGATAGTCTTTGCATCTGATGAGCCAATGTAAGTAGCTCGTTCTTTAATCTGTGCTTCAGTAAGCATTTAGTTCTCCTTGTAATCGACCTGCTTGTATAAGTCAGGTCCGCATTCATCGGCTTGTGCATCCGCCCATGCATCTTCTACAGCATCACGGAAGCGGTATTGGTCAAAGTTTCTGCCAGCAATTTCCTTTACTTTTGTAATGAATAATTCTTTGTTTGTGGTAATAGGTGCAATCTCAGTGGCAAGCCACCGATAGTGCTTACGAGTCATGCCCATAGTGTCCTCCTTGCATAACAATTCACATTAGCATATATTTGGCTTATGTGATAGGTGAAGTGAATGAGTGAAATTACTTTTACTTCCAATTTAATTAAACAATTTCAAAAACGTAGGTACGAGTTAGGACTTACGCAACCCGAAGTTGACCAAAAACTCGGTGTGGCGTCAGGTCTATGTGCTAAGTGGGAAATTGGTAATAGAAAGCCAACTTTGTTTAATGCATACTGTTGGGCTGAGGCCTTGGGATGCGATATTAAATTGGAGATAAAAGATGAGAGTTTGCGGGATTGACCCCGGTGTTACAGGTGGCATCACTTTTATGGAAGGTGAAGAAGTGTCAGCCTACAGAACGCCTGTTAATAAAATAGCTAACAAGAAAGTTTTAAATCTCGTTAGAATAGTTGATTACATTATGTTGTATCAGCCAGAAGTTGTTTACATCGAGAAGCAACAATCTATGCCGAATCAAGGCGTGTCTTCTACATTCAAAACTGGTTTTAATTACGGTATATATTTAGGTTTGTTTGCTGCTTTAGGTATCAAGCATGTTGAAGTATCAGCAAGAAAGTGGAAGAAAGACCTCAACGTTTCTGCTGACAAGGACTTAGCAAGAGCTAGAGCAAGCTTCCTACTACCCCAAGCCTCGGACTCTTGGCAGTTAAAGTGCGAGGATGGAGTAGCAGAATCAGCATTGATAGCCTATTGGGGTTTGAACTGTGGCCAAGAGCCATAAGGGTCAAACACAGGACTTTTCTTAAGTGCATCTTGTATTGCTTTGATGCGGTTAGCTCTTGAGTCATTAGAGATTTTACCAAACAAATAATCTTCCATCATTGAAATCTGATTGGCTTTGTATTTGTTTAGCCACTTTTCGTCTGGCGTGAACCAGTCTTGGTAGGTTTCGGGAGAGCCAACAAACTCTTGTAAGGCTTCCGCTTGTATGTCGTACTTTGAAATACCTGTGAGGCAACACGCCACAAATAAGATATTGAGGTCTTCATCAGAGAGAGACATGCAGTAACTAAGTGGACTATCTCCATTAGTTTCGAAAGCATCAGTAGCAAGCTTTTGGTGTTTTTCAATAAGGTCAATATAACTAGGTTGAGTGTAGTCATCTGGGTATTCATCCTTAGGAAATAAGTTTTGTGGGTCAGCATAGATGTGACCGACACGATTGATAGCTGAGTAAGTATACCCTAGCTTACGATGTATAAGCAGTGACTTCATTAGTCTTTCAGTTGTTTTTAAGTCTGTAGCCGCAAACAACTTGTCGATAACATGGTCAGCAAAATAACCTTTGAGCAAATCTTCTTGAGGCTTGCTGTAGGTCAGAGGCGTTACTTCCTCCTCTTCTTCTTCAACAGCTTCGTCTTGTGCTTCCTGTGCTTCTGCAATGTCCTTCATTACCATTTCTTTGTAATCAAGAGCGTAGCGATATGAGTTGTATGTAACTACAAGTATTATGTCTTGCTTTGTGAAGCCGTGGTCTTCACCAATAATAGGCTGTAATGTACGGCACTCTGGCGAATCCCAATAATACTGGTCTTCGAGATAGATGACGTCCATATAGTCTTTGCGGTGGCCTTCTACTACGTTGAGTATGTGTGATGTTTGCAGTTCTGCGAAAGCTTGTTTGTTTGTGATAAACTCTTCTTCACCAAACAGGTCGGCTTCTATGTCAAGTCTTGCACGTTCTTCAGTGCCAATCTCAAACAATGCGGCAGTTGTTGGAATTTTTTTGTCAACCATGTCACGTTTGACTGATTCAGCGTGATATGATTCGTAGCCGTAATCAAGATAAGCATCTTGCTTCTCATGAGTGCCAAGCGTAAAAGCTTGTGCAACAGCCAAGTTGAAATGATAGGCACGAAACATCTCTTTAGCTTTGTCTGATAGTTCAGAGAGGCTTACACGCTGTTCTACCCAGCGTTTAGTCTGACCAAAGCGTTTAGCAACAGAGTCATAGTCTTCAGAACCGTCAGCAACAAGAGCTTGAATAACATCACACTCATCAAGTGGATGCATATCTTCACGCATCATGTTTGCATGTAAGCCAACCTCATTGTCATTAGACTCTAGAACAATACAGTTGATAGCTGTTTTCTTGTCTTTGTAGACTTTGTTAAGTGCATCGAGGCGTCTGTTGCCATCAATGACGTTGTAGCCTTTACCATTTTCCACTACTACAAGGTTGTGCAGCAGACCTTTGGCTTGGATTGAGGCGGCTAGTTGTGCAATGCTGTCCCTGCTGGACTTTACTTTGCGTACATTGTCAGGTGAGTGCTTAAGATCACTTAGCGGTATCTGTCTCTGCATCGGTTTCCTCCAATAATATAGTTACGTCTTTGGCTTCTATGCCAGTAAAGAACTCGAACGTCTTGCCATCTGAAGCAGAGGCGTAGACAGTTAGTGGGCAATCATGTTGACCTTGATAGAATTTAATTGCAACAAAGTTTGGGTCATCAGTGTACATGACCACTCTGGTACATTCGATAGTACCACTAATTGATGTGTACATTATTTAGTCCTCCATACACGCCATGTGTTATCGTCTAGCTTACGCATTGTAGCACCTCCATGCATTCTGCGTACTGCTTGACACATACCAACAGCTTGGCTTTTAGGTACATCAACGCTATCACCAGTTTGCATTTTGTTTGCTACTACAGATAGCTGTGAACGTGCGCTTAGTGGCGGAATAGGAATACCGCTACGAATCTTAATTTTATCAAACATTTAGTCCTCCTTAGTACATTCTTTTACCAAATCTGTTTTGCGCTCTTGTAAGGCCTCTTATAAAGCCTCTATCAAGCATTCCTTGTTCAAATTGAAGTTCCATAGAAAGCGACTTTTTGGCTTCAGCATAAGTTTTTCCATCCCCCATCATTTTATCTATTGTTTCTTTAAATCGGTCTTGGCCTCCCATTAGTTCGCTCATTTCATTTACGTCTAATTCCACAGTCGTATCTTTCCCTAAGAAGTTAGAATGGTCATAACGCTCCCATCTTTCTTCTTTATTTTGGGGAATGTCTTTATATAATTCTGCTGGAACAAGCCAAGTTTGAGAGCGTTTTGCTTTCCAGTTTTGACCATTTCTGAGGAAGAGAGTACCAGCATACATTTGATGATTGTGATTTACAATTATGCCGCCTTTTTCATGGATAACTTCTATTTCCAAAACATGAGGCTTTTGCATTTCTTGACCATATGTACTAAGAACTACAACAGTTTGACCTATTTCTGGTGGAAATTGTTCATAGAACTTTTCTGTTTTTTGATAGTCTGCCCATTGGTTTCTGTATTTGTAATGATACCAGCCTTCATCGCAATCTGGCATAAGGCCGGGTATTTTATGTAAATGAAGGGCTTTAGGTCTTTCCATTTAGTCCTCCATAATTTTGTCAGTCAGAGTTTTTGAGGCGAACGCTACGCCAATCCACAGGGGCGCACCAATCACTGAAACTAAGAGGGTCGGGTTGATTCCCATCCCTATCATCATCAACATAATCGTAAACGATAGTGTTAGGTGAACAGTGACGAACCACCCAATCCAACTGGCTTTGACGTTCAGTGGCTTGAACTTTCTGATATAATTTAGCATGGTTACTCCTCCTCATGCTGTTCGACTTCTCCTCTACCTTCACAGGTTTCGCAGTCTCTTACTTCTCCAACAAGCTCACCGCCATACCTATAGTCTGGCTTTGGAACTTCGTATTCTATTGTGCAGTCACCTTCACATTCGGGACATTCTATCCATAATCTATCAAGCATCTAATATTCCCTCCCTTATCATGTCTTGGACACGTCTGCCGTACCAGCCCTGCAATTGCAGATAAAGGCCAGAGTCGTAGATGTACTGCCATGCTTGAATAAACTCGCTATCACTACGAGGGGTTTCTATTCCTTCAGCTATCATAACAGCAATTGAGGGTGTCATTTTATTATTATCATTCAAAGAACATTGGTCTGTAGTCTTCATAACCATTCTCCATTGAGATTCTGCTTTTGTTAAACATCATCATAACTTGAAAGTCATGTGTATCACCTATAAATTTTACGTCTTTTTCAAACTGTGTCAAAGATGTTTGAGGCGGTACACTGTCTCCTTCATCATCAGT